TACACATATCACCACAGCCACCGCCAAATTCAACAATTCTATCAAAGTCATTTATTGATTTTCCAGTATATTCTTCATATTTAAAATAATGGTGTGATTGTTTTATATGCCATGTTGATGATATAATATCATTTAATTTAAATGTAAATTTATTCCATATATCATAATTATTAAATCCTTCGGTACTTGGAATCATTGCTAATTTCCAAGTATTAAATTTAAGTATATTACTAAATTTTAATTTATTATAAATATGTAATGCATAATCGTAATAATCTTTATAAAATTTTGTTTCATAAAATGGCATTGAAGTTATAATGTTTTTACATCTCCAACTTTCATTTCTTCTAGTATCTTCTAAATATTCTTTTTTAACATCTTTTAAAATGTCAATATATGTTTTTGTATTTTGCATTATTTTATATTTTTATTGAGTTGTTTCTTTGCCATATATTAAAAATTAGGTGCCCACCTGAATTTTAGTCTAGACTCTCACCACACGATGGGCAGAATTTCCATGACTGTTTTTTAACTCTTGTTCCACATCCAGCACAGTAGTTTCTCAATTGAGAGACTTCCATTGGTTGGATCGAATGTGGCAATATGTGCCAATTTGAAGTTGCAAATGGAATTGATTCAAAATTCATGTTTATAGAAACAAAACTTTGATCTGATGCTCCACCTTTTTCAATTCTACCAGTTTCTATACTATCTTGAGATACACTTGACGTAAAAGAAAAATTAGCATTTGAACTGTTTGTAACAGTTAAGTTTGCATTATTTACAGTACCACCTGTTAGTGAACTACCACACCAAATATTTGGTACGCCTATCGGTGCGCCAATTGGTTGTTGGTAATATGGTTGATTCCAATTTGGATATGTTGTCCATGAACCTCCAAAAATAGGAGGTTTTGAAAAGATCGAATTAAAACATGTTTCTTTGTAAAATTCAACTTTGACTAAACCATTATTTGCAATAGCTCTGCTTGTATCGCCAGAACCATCTACTGCATAGGTTTCATATTTAAATTTGTTGTTGGAATCGATAAAACGTTCTAAAAAGTAACGTTGTCCTGGTTTAAGAACTAAACCGCTTTCTGAGATCAATTTATTATTGATCCAAATTTTAGCCATTACATTGTCTGTATGACCATTAAAAAGTTCTATTTCGAAATTCTCTCCACTTTTCATGTAGACGTTTTCACCGTAGATCTTAAGACGGCTTTTACTTCGCGTAATAAACGCTGTTGTTGTATTATTCATGATACCTGTTGGTTTTTATTAAAATCCTCTTGTTGCCGTTATGACAACTCTAAAGCCATTATTGACTCAGGACCTCAAATTGGTGGGCACCCAATATTCTTTAAAAATAAAAGGAAAAGGCCCTATGGACCTTTTCCTTCTTGATAATTACTTGCTTAAAGTATCAGCTACGATAGCTGAGTCAACTGCAAGTGAATCAACGATAACAGTAGTACTGTCAGTTGTTGACGTAGTTTCCGTTGTTGGAGTAGTTGAACATGCCGTGAAAGCCAATGTCAATACTGCTGCGATTGCGAAAATTGCTTTTTTCATCTTTGTTTGTTTTAGTTGTTAATTGAGTTTATTATACTGTAGATATTATCTTTGTTTCAAAAAAAGTGCGGAAGGAGTAGGATTCGAACCCACGGTACCCGCTAGGGTACATCAGATTTCAAGTCTGACGCAATCGACCAACTCTGCCATCCTTCCGTATTATTATCTTTCAGTGCTAAAAAAGAACGTTTGGAATAATCTTCCATCGTATATATCACGTCCAAAGTAGTCCATTGACGTATGAAATAAATCTCCACGGTACATTACTAAACGATTAAATTTATTGCCGACAAAGTCAACAAGATCCCATTTAGTCATGTCTTGAGAATCTTTATAAATATCGCTCATCCATATATCATCCATTTTGCCATTTGCCAATCTTGGTGCCGAGAAAAGTCCAGTTTCTTTATGTCTAAATAAACCTGTACCTCCTGTGATTGGTGCATTTGGTGTTAAATAGCAAACTGCAGCCCATGTTGTAGTATGATCTGCATGAATCCAACTACGATCTCTTTGAGTAGTATATTGGAATGCTCCATTATAACTGTTTTCTTCTGTCGGCCAATAAATAATTTCACCAGCCATTGGTCTAACTGCATTTGCAAGCAGTGTTTTGACAGAATCATTTGTCATGGGAACTGTACGTTGTCCTGGGTAATTACCCCTAACACAGAAATCTTGTTTTAGAGCTAATTCTCTAACCTGTTCTGCATCATTATAGAAATTATCTATAATTAATAAATTTTGACGAGCCATATTAATATTATATTTATATTTAGTTGTGATCCCGACAGGATTCGAACCTGTGACCTACTGCTTAGAAGGCAGTTGCTCTATCCAGCTGAGCTACGAGATCATATTGATTATACAACCAAAGATCTCTATGTTTCAGGATTATGAAAAATAAAGATTAGCTTCAGCTGTTCTTCGTCTGGTTAGACCTGTAAGTGCTCTACCTCCAGCTTTGTTCCATTTTAAAAACTCAGCTCTAATAGTTGGATCGTTTGGATTAGCATTAACTTTTTTAAGCAATGTACTTGATTTTAGGTTAGCAGGTCCTAGATTGTAACAGAAGCTGACTAGCGCATCGAATTGATTTTGAGTAATAGTATCTATACAATATGAATCAACGTATTGCTCAAAGCCCTTTAATGACCAGGCTAGTAGTTCTACTGCACGTTGTTCTGTAATAGCCGAGTCCTTTAAAGTGACTTTGGCTTTGTTCTCATAAAATGTATTGCCGTAACCGATAGTTGGTACGTTGGCAGAACATAAATATGGTTTTAGTTTTAAACCTTCAAAGGATTTGATTAAATCCAAACCTTTCGAAGCTATTTTTGTAATTTTCATATAATATGTATCTCTTTAATTTTAAGATATTCTATGAGCATATAACCAAGTTACTTTTCCTTTGCCATTCCAATCTTCATTCGTGAAACTATTACCACCTAATTGGACCAGTGGATAATCTTGTGCTAAAATTGTACAATTACTAGATGCGACTAAATTTATTAATGCCAATTGTCGATTGTCATTAGGTCTTATTATAGCACTAATATGACATGTTACTGGATGATCTTGAAAACCAGGTATCTGAGCTGTTTTAATTGGCTCAAAATCCTCGTTTAATGTTCCAGCTCCTGTGACCCATGCTAGTGTTATACCATGTTGAAGCGCGTTATTAAATGAAGTTACATGCGCTTCAACTTCCCATATTTCACCAGATAAGATGTTAATAGCAGTGTATTGTCCACCCGGACTTGTTACTCTATTTAATGTATCATGTTCAGTACTAAGTGTCATTGGTAAAAATAAATTAACAGGGTTTGGAATGTTAGCTGCTAATACTAGTTGAACGTAACCTGAAACACCTCCACCTGCACCAGCGGGTCCAGTTGCACCTTGAGCTCCATCAGATCCTGGTGTTCCACCTGGTCCTGGTGTTCCTGCTCCGGTTGCTCCTTGAGCACCTTTTACACCAACTTCACCTTTTGCTCCTTGAGCACCTGTTGTACCTAAGTCACCTTTAGCTCCTTGAGCACCTGTCGGTCCAGTTGTTCCAGTTGGTCCAGTTGGTCCAGTTGGTCCAGTAGTTCCAGTTCCAGTTGCACCTTGCGCTCCATCAACTCCAGATAAACCAGCGGGTCCTGTTGCTCCTTGAGCACCTTGTGGTCCTAAATCGCCTTGAGCACCTTGATCTCCTTTTGTACCTAAGTCACCTTTAGCTCCTTGATCTCCTTTTACACCAATTTCGCCTTTAGCTCCTTGAGCACCTGTAACACCGATTTCACCCTTAGCTCCTTGAGCTCCAGTAGTTCCAATTCCAGTATCACCTTTATCTCCTTGAGCACCTGTTGCACCTAAGTCACCTTTAGCTCCTTGAGCTCCATCAATTCCAATTCCTGTTGCTCCTTGATCTCCTTTTGTACCTAAGTCACCTTTGGCTCCTTGATCTCCTTTTGTACCTAAGTCACCTTTTGCTCCTTGAGCTCCTGTTGCACCTAAGTCACCTTTTGCTCCTTGAGCACCTGTTGCACCTAAGTCACCTTTTGCTCCTTGAGCTCCTGTTGCACCTAAGTCACCTTTTGCTCCTTGAGCACCAGTAGTTCCAATTCCAGCATCACCTTTTGCTCCTTGAGCTCCTGTTGCACCTAAATCACCTTTAGCTCCTTGAGCACCATCTATTCCAATCCCAGTTGCTCCTTGATCACCTTTAGCTCCTTGAGCACCTGTATTTCCAATATTACCTTGAGGTCCTAGATCACCTTTTGCTCCTTGAGCACCTGTATTTCCAATATTACCTTGAGGTCCTAGATCACCTTTTGCTCCTTGAGCACCTGTATTTCCAATATTACCTTGAGGTCCTAAATCACCTTTTGCTCCTTGAGCACCTAAGTCACCTTTAGCTCCTTGAGCACCTGTTGCACCTAAATCACCTTTTGCACCTAAATCACCTTTAGCTCCTTGAGCACCTGTTGCACCTAAGTCACCTTTGGCTCCTTGAGCACCTGTTGCACCTAAGTCACCTTTTGCTCCTTGAGCACCTAAGTCACCTTTTGCTCCTTGAGCACCTAAGTCACCTTTTGCTCCTTGAGCACCTGTTGCACCTAAGTCACCTTTTGCTCCTTGAGCTCCTGTTGCACCTAAGTCACCTTTAGCTCCTGTATTTCCAATATTGCCTTGAGGTCCTAAATCACCTTTTGCTCCTTGAGCACCTGTATTTCCAATATTACCTTGAGGTCCTAAACTACCTTGAGCACCTAAGTCACCTTTTGCACCTTGAGCACCTAAATCTCCTTGAGCTCCAGTAACACCTAAGTCACCTTTTGCTCCTTGAGCACCTTGTAAACCTTGAACACCCAAATCACCTTTTGCTCCTTGAGCACCTGTTGCACCCAAATCACCTTTTGCTCCTTGAGCACCTGTTACACCTAAGTCACCTTTAGCTCCTTGAGCACCTTGAGGTCCTTGTGGTCCTAAAGCACCTTGAGCACCCTGCAATCCTGTCGATCCTGCTAATCCGTCAACTCCGGCAGCACCCTTAACGCCTTGTGGTCCAACTGCACCTTGAGCACCCACTGCACCAACTGTTCCTTGAGCCCCGGTTGCACCTAAGTCACCTTTGGCTCCTTGATCGCCTTTTACACCAATTTCACCTTTAGCTCCTTGAGCTCCAGTAGTTCCAATTCCAGTATCACCTTTATCTCCTTGAGCTCCTGTTGCACCTAAGTCACCTTTGGCTCCTTGAGCACCATCAATTCCAATTCCTGTTGCACCTTGATCTCCTTTTGTACCTAAGTCACCTTTTGCACCTAAGTCACCTTTTGCTCCTTGAGCTCCTGTTGCACCTAAGTCACCTTTTGCTCCTTGAGCACCTGTTGCACCTAAGTCACCTTTTGCTCCTTGAGCACCTGTTGCACCTAAGTCACCTTTTGCTCCTTGAGCACCTGTTGCACCTAGATCACCTTTTGCTCCTTGAGCTCCAGTAACACCTAAGTCACCTTTTGCTCCTTGAGCACCTTGTAAACCTTGAGCTCCTATTGCACCTAAGTCACCTTTTGCTCCTTGAGCTCCTAAGTCACCTTGAGCACCTAAATCACCCTTTGCACCTAAATCACCTTTAGCTCCTTGAGCACCAGTTGCACCTAAATCACCTTTTGCTCCTTGAGCTCCTAAGTCACCTTGAGCACCTATATTTCCAATATTACCTTGAGGTCCTAAATCACCTTTAGCTCCTTGTGCTCCGGTATTTCCAGCACTACCTTGAGCACCTAAGTCACCTTGAGCTCCAGTTGCACCTAAGTCACCTTTTGCTCCTTGAGCACCTAAGTCACCTTGAGCTCCAGTAACACCTAAGTCACCTTTTGCACCTTGAGCACCTGTATTTCCAATATTACCCTGAGGTCCTAAGTCACCTTTTGCACCTTGAGCACCTGTTGTTCCAATTTCACCCTTTGTTCCATTAGTTCCAGCACTACCTTGAGCACCTAAATCACCTTGAGCACCAGTAACACCTAAGTCACCTTTTGCACCTTGAGCACCTGTTGTACCTAAGTCACCTTTTGCTCCTTGAGCACCTAAGTCACCTTGAGCACCTGTTGCACCTTGGTCACCCTTTGCTCCTTGAGCACCTAAGTCACCTTGAGCACCCGTATTTCCAATATTACCTTGAGGTCCTAAATCACCCTTTGCTCCTTGAGCACCTAAGTCACCTTGAGCTCCAGTAACACCTAAGTCACCCTTTGCTCCTTGAGCACCTGTTGTACCTAAGTCACCTTTTGCTCCTTGAGCACCTAAGTCACCTTGAGCTCCAGTAACACCTAAGTCACCTTTTGCTCCTTGAGCACCTTGTAAACCTTGAACACCCAAATCACCCTTTGCTCCTTGAGCACCTGTATTTCCAATATTACCTTGAGCACCTAAGTCACCTTTTGCTCCTTGAGCACCTAAGTCACCCTTTGCTCCTTGAGCACCTGTATTTCCAATATTACCTTGAGGTCCTAGATCACCTTTTGCTCCTTGAGCACCAATTTCACCCTTTGTTCCATTAGTTCCAGCACTACCTTGAGCACCTAAGTCACCTTGAGCTCCAGTAACACCTAAGTCACCTTTTGCTCCTTGAGCACCAATTTCACCCTTTGTTCCATTAGTTCCAGCACTACCTTGAGCACCTAAGTCACCTTGAGCTCCAGTAACACCTAAGTCACCTTTTGCACCTTGAGCACCAGTTGTTCCAATATTACCTTGAGGTCCTAAGTCACCTTTTGCTCCTTGGGCACCTGTAACACCAATTTCACCCTTTGTGCCTAAGTCACCCTTTGCTCCTTGAGCACCTAAGTCACCTTGAGCACCAGTAACACCAATTTCGCCTTTTGCTCCTTGAGCACCTAAGTCACCTTGAGCACCTGTTGTACCTAAATCACCTTTTGATCCTTGAGCACCTGTATTTCCAATATTACCTTGAGCACCTAAGTCACCTTGAGCACCTGTAACACCAATTTCGCCTTTTGCTCCATCGTTTCCTTGAGCGCCTTGAGCTCCATCATTTCCTTGAGCACCGTTTGTTCCAGCACTACCTTGAGAACCATCAATACCAGACAATCCGCTCGTTCCTTGAGCACCAGCTGCACCTTGTGCACCAGTAGAACCAGCGTCACCTTGAGCACCAACTTCTCCTTTAGTACCAACAGATCCTTGAGCACCTTCAGCACCTTGGAAACCTATACTACCCTGAGCTCCATTAGTTCCAGCAAAACCTTGAGCTCCTGTAGAACCAGTATTTCCTTGAGCACCTTCTGCTCCTTGAGCACCAACTTCACCTTTACTACCTGTTTCTCCCTTAGCACCATCAAATCCATCATTACCATTTGTTCCTTGAGCACCTGTTATGCCTTGAGCACCAACTTCTCCTTTAGAACCAGTATCACCTTGAGCACCGTTTGTTCCAGCACTACCTTGAGCACCTAAATCACCTTTTAAACCAGTATCACCTTGAGCACCGTTTGTTCCAGCACTACCTTGAGCACCAACTTCTCCTTTAGAACCAGTATCACCCTGAGCACCATCAATTCCATCACTACCTTTAGAACCAGTATCGCCTTTAGTACCAATTGAACCTTGAGCTCCATCAGTTCCATCAGAACCTTGAGCTCCATTAGTTCCTGCATTTCCTTGAGCTCCATCAGTTCCATTTGAACCACTTGCACCTTGGGCGCCGTCGGACCCATCAGAACCAGCTAAACCTTGAGCACCTGTATTTCCTTGAGCACCTTGAGCTCCGTTCGAACCTTGTGCTCCATCTATACCTTGAGCACCTACAGAACCAATTGATCCTTGAGCACCTGTATTTCCAATACCACCTTGTGCACCTTCAGCACCTTTTATACCATCTATACCTTGAGCACCTGTATTTCCAATAGAACCTTGAGCACCAACTTCTCCTTTAGAACCAGTCGAGCCTTGAGCACCTATTGAGCCTTGAGCACCTTGTAAACCAATATCGCCTTGAGTACCATTAGTACCAGCATTTCCTTGGGCACCTGTATTTCCTTGAGCACCTGTATTTCCAATACTACCTTGAGCACCTATTGCACCTATTCCGTCTGCACCTTGAGCACCAACTTCTCCTTTAGAACCAATTGAACCCTGAGCACCTTCAGCACCTTGAGCACCAATTCCAGTTGAGCCTTGAGCACCAACTTCTCCTTTAGAACCAATTGAACCTTGAGCACCAACTTCTCCTTTAGAACCAGTTGAACCTTGAGCACCTACTGCACCTTGAGCTCCAGATCCTGTAGAACCTTGAGCACCCGTGTCTCCTTTAGAACCAACATTACCTTGTGCACCAGTAGAACCACTAGCACCTTGAGCACCTGTTGCACCTTTAGCTCCAGTTGAACTTCCAGTAGCATCAACAGAAAAATATATTTTGATACCCTTTCTAAAAACTAGGGCCTCATCAATTTCTACTCCGTTTACTTCTCCTAAATTTCTATCAGCATAATCAACGTCTAAATCTAGACCATTTACTGTACCGTCTAAATTAAAATCAGAATAATTTATTCCAGTAACAGTGTACATAATGTAACGTTCTGGGTTTTCACTATTTAAAATAGTGATTTTTGCACCGATATCAGTTTGAGATTTTAGATAAGCATTCTTGTTATCTTTAAGATCTAAGTCATGTATTTTGATGTTTGTAATTTCATCAACATGCGGGCTGTTAAACGAAACTCTACCCGAATTTGGGTTGCTTCCATCTGTATATTCTATAAGATAGATGAGTCTTGGTAAATAATTATTATCCATTAAATGGTTCTTTGTTTTTTACTATTTATCCACGAAATTATGGTTACCAGTAAAGGGTTCGAACCTTTATTTCACAAGTCGGAGTTGTGCGTCCTGCCATTAGACGAACCGGCATGGAATTACCATGCACTATCTATCGTCACAAAATAATTAATCTAATAAAATATAGTCGAATTTACTTTTGATATGAGTATTTAAGGCTTTGCCCGGACTGTCAAAAGCTTCAGTCATGAATAGTATATATGTCGCTTTGTCAACATCAGAATAAGAATAGCTCTTACCGTGTTTAAATGTAACTAAAAGTAATTGAAGAGCACTATTATAGTGAAATGATTCTATTGTTGAAGAATCTACAAGTGATGTTTGACTAGTTATACCTGACATAATTTTTATTTTTTATATCACATAACTAAATAAGGTTTCATTTGAAACTAAAGGGACATACTAGCATAAAATTAAGGATTTAAGTCCAGAGGTAAGATTAGATTATCTTCCAAATTTAAAGTCACTTGTGTTAGTAACTCTAACTCCTAATGTGGCTCCAGATAAAGCTGCTTTAATATCTGCACCAATATTTTGAGAACCCATTTTATCAACAGCTAATTTCATCTGTTCGATCATTTGCTTAAGTTCAGATTGAGAAACTTCCGTGCCTTTTGAAACTTTATTTACTGCTTCGCTATTTTTTGCAACCACGTCAACAGCTTCTTTAATAAATTTAGTAACTGCTTCCATCGCAACTTCAATACCATCACCTTTGTCTAATCTCATTAGATTAGCTGTATTTTCTAATATGTCATTAACTTTCATTAATTTCATATCGTCAACTTTCTGTATTTCTTTAAATAAGCCGACAAAACTGTTATTTGCTTTTACTATTGCATCAACTGGACCACCAAAGATTCCTCCTCCAGAAATTACTTTAACATAATTTGAGAAAACACCTAGAAACTTCATAAGACCTTCTGTTGGTTTTAATACCATAATGCTAGATAGTGATTTTGCAATCTTTTCTAAAGAAGTTGCTGCTTGTTCTAATGCTCCAACGTTTGCTGCAACAAAACTAATAAATTGCATAGGATCCATTTTAGCCTCTTTTGGTGCTTCTTCACCTGAGAAGAAATTACCAATTCCACTTGCAATACCACCAACTAAATTTCCTAAGCCTTCAACGGCTTTACCAACACCTTGAGCAATTGCTCCTCCAGCCATCACAGCCATCACAGCTGCTAATCCACCCGCAAGAGAAAATAAGGCTCCGCCAATTGCTAAAATATTTCCAGCTCCAATTGAAGCTAAATCATTAATAAATCCTCTAAATTCTTGGAAACCTTTAATAATAAAATCAAGTACACCTAATATTACTTCTTTAATTGCATTAATAATAGGTACTATAATTTCTGATGCTGCTGATAATACTTTTGCAATACCATCAAAAGCTGCTGTAATTAGGGGCACCACATGGTCTAGTAATTTACCAAATGAAGTTGCTAATGCATCAATAAATCTATTTAAAGGATCTACAATTTTAGGGAAGATGTCAACAAACAAATTTGCCATAAACGTAATAAACTCTTTAACATAAGGCATTAATTCTTTAACTAAATAAACAAAGACGTTAACCATTTTAAAACCGAAATATTCCATCGTGTCAGCGATTTTATACAAAAGTCCATCTTTTTTAAATAGACCTTCTGGTAGTAATGATAGAATTCCTGCCACTGCAAGTATAACTACTGCTAAAACTATTAAAGCTAATGCGCCTATTAAGAATGGTACTGGACCACCTGTGGATTTTATTATTAAGCCTAATAAGGCTGCAACTCCACCAAACATCAATAATGAAACACCAATTCCAAGAGACCATTCCAATGGCGGAGAGATCCATTTACTTGGTGCAAAAGACAATATAAAAGCAGCACCTAATAATGCTCCTGCTAGTGCTATAATTAATAAAGGTATTATAACGATTTCTAATGGTGTCCAACCCATCAAACTCAGAACCATTGCAGGGAATGAGAATGCTAATAAAGCCATACCAACATTAAAAGACCATTCTAATGGAGGAGATTTAAAAGTATCTGGTAATAATTGAAAAATATAAGATGCTGCAAGAATAGCAAGAGCTAATCCTGCAATAAGAAGAGGTAAAGTATATGTTAAACTTTTATCTCGGCTTAAAGCTCTTCCACCACCCTTTAAAATTAAAGCAACGGCTGCTGAAAATATTAAAATAGTAAATCCAGCTAAAAGAGTCCACATTGGATCTGGAGCTTTATACTTATCTGGCAACATTAAGAAAATTAAGGCAGTAGAAACAATAACTGGTGCCATGATAGCAACTGCTATAGCTGCCAAAATAACATCATTGGTTTTGATTTTATTTTCAGCAATAATTTTTATCATTTGTGCAAATGCCATAGTCACTATAGCAATTGCTATTGTTACTGTTAATATAGCAGGAATCATAGCTGGGCTTATTATTGCACCAGCAAGTGCCATAGCTCCAACAAATATAATCAAAGCTCCAGCAATTAAGACCAGGGCAACTGCGGCTTCTTTGACTCCGCTCATAACTCCTTTGCCTTTTTTACTTCCAAATAATGCAGTTTCGGGTGAATCACCTTTTTCTTTTACTGCGGCTTGAGCTTTTTCTTTTGGAGTTACAGATCCTTTAACTAAGACTTTATAAATTTGTCTTAAATAATTAACTTGTATAATTGAACATTTAGCAATAGTATCTATTTTTTCAGCTGTAATAGCTCCCATAGCAGCAATACCTCCAACTACTTCTTGTATGTTGGAGATGCTTGCTTGCAATTTTATAGAGTTTTCAGCTGAGAATTTCTCAAATGGAGATTTAAATACCACTTAATCGTTGTTATTTTTCTAGCTTATATATCAATTACACCTTAATACTTCTTCATCGAAGGTATTTTTGGCATTTTTGGCATATTTGGCATTTTAGGAGCTGATGATTTTTGACTATCATTTTGCTCTTGTGTACGTTTGTTCTCTTCTTTAATATCTTTAACTAGAAAATCTAATGTGTAATGATATTCGTAATAAGGCATTTCTTCAATTTCACTAGGTTGCAGATGCAACTGTTTGATAAATTGAAACTTAACCTTAAAGAAGTTCTCCAGAGAGATCTTGAATAACGAAAAGACTTTTAATCCCACCTGGAAAGTTGTCAATTTGGGCACGGACCTCCTCACCCGCAATATTCGCTACTAATTCAGCGCTTGCCCCAATTTTCATTTTTTCAGCTAATCTGTAAATAACCATGTATTTTCTTTCATCCCAACTTTTAAATTCAATTTCAGCTGCAAAAATACGTTTTTCATCCATGCCTCTCCAATCTAATTGAATGTATGGAAATACTTGCATGAAGGCTCTATCCCAAGGCTTCTTGTTCTGCTCCTTTTCTTTAATGTATTCAGTAACTTGTGTCATGATACCGATTGAAGGGGGGCGCATGATAACTTCACCCGCAGATTTTGTTTTAATCTTATAAGCTCTAAGAGATTCATCATAATAGTTTTCAATTTCTTCTGGAATATCAGTCGTTTGAAAATACTCTGATTTCAATTCAATATCAACTTCTTCACCTTGTTTGTTACGAGATTTAAAAATCAATTTGTTTTCAGGCTCAGGAAAAGTCAAGTCTCTGATTGATAAAAGAACGAAGATACGATCTTCTTCACAAATATCTTTAGAAGACAATAATCTTTTACCAGATTTAAATTGAACACAATTACTAACGATGTAATTTAATTTGTCTTCAACATCAATTAAGTTTGATTCATCTACTGTTGAGAAGTATCTAATCTCATTAACTCTTGCAGATCTAATCTGTAAAAGAGCATCAGATGGATAATATTTACCTCTTGACGGTAAAGCTTTAAGATCCATTGCCATCCATCCTAAAATTTCTTTAGCAGTTCTAGCTTGATCTGGACCAAAACGATCCATGTCTACACTTCCGAGACCTTCAGATTTAATCTGATCAATCATTGGATTTTGAAAGGCACCACCTTCATTTTCTTTTTGGTTTAATAGGTCGTCTAATTCTTCTGACATAATTATTGTTTGTTAAGTTTATTGATTTTATCTTTTATGTATGATCTCTGCTCTGTCATGCCTCTTTGTCGTAAATCCTTTTTGATTAAAGATCTAATATAAGCACTTACCGAAACAGGTCTTTGATTATCTTCGATCGCATCATTTAAGATTGCCGAATTTAATCCAGCAGATTCTTCTTTGGTTATAAGAACCTGTAGTTTTTCTGTTAGTTTTTGAATTTCCATATTAATATGATAATAACATAATATATTTATCTTACGAAAAAAAGGAGAGTTTCCCTGAGAAAACTCTCCTAAATTTTGTTATGCTAATTCTTCTTTAGCTACGTCAGATTTCCAAATGATTTCTATAGTTTTAGCGTCAGCTGTTGAGTAATCATTGTCACCTAAGTTAATGGCAGAAGTTATGAAACATTCTTCGTATGTTAGTGTTCTGTAAATATCACCGACTCTATTAAAGTTTGTGATAATGATTGTACCTACATAATCTTTTTTCAATCCCATTTCACCGGTAGCTGTATTATAAGCTAACGTGTACCAGTCTTTAAGGGTTTTGTAAAGATATGCTTGGTTTGCGTCATTTAAGTTTAATGAGAAGTTAATTGTTATATCATGTGAAGTACCATCTGGCATACCAGCATAATTTCTAGTTGCCCATTTGAATTTTTGTTCAACTGGTGAGATTGGTCTATGAATTGTTTCTAAACCAGATATACTGTTAACATGTTGTAATAACATCTCGCCACCTGCAATTCCTGCTGGTGGAATGATAGTAACTTCAAACAAATTACCTTGTATAGGTTCGAAGTTTCTTCCTTTTTTAGACGTTTGGTCATTTGAATAATGTGGTAAATTAGCCATCGTATATTGCTTTTATTTTATTTTATGAAAAGTTTCCTGTTGCGATTTCTCCAGTATTTAATACTGTAGTTCTACTTACAACAATTTCTAGACCTTTAACTGGTTCAACAAAAGTGTCAAGAATACCGATGTTTGAATCGATAACTTCGTTTGTATTGTTAGTTGAGTCCATGATATTCTTGTATTCGTAAACACCAGTGTCAGATTTAACTGATTCCATGAATGAATCTGCCAACGTTTTGATCTCTAATCTAGTTTGAGCTGTGTTAAACTCAAATACATAGTTTTTCAAAATCGCAGCTAATCCGTCTTGGATGTAAATCAATACTTCTCTAACATGAGCAGATGAAAGTGCTGATTTAATGTTTTGCTGACCAGTTTTATTACCAGTGATAACTAATCCAGATCCTCTTTGGAATACAATTGGATTGATACCGAATGGCTCTAAATTATCTCTGTCTTTTTTGTCGAATGCATATTCTGCACCTACAACTCCAGGACCACTTACAATACCTCTTCTTGGACCTGCAACGATTGACCAAGGTAAATCTGCAGAGTACTTAGCGATATAGTTATTAGAAACGTATGCTGCTGGTGGAATAACTAAATTCTTACCGTTTTCTCTAACGTTAACACCTGGACCATACCAGAATCCGTAGTTAGATCCTGTAGTAATATCAGGCATTGCGTAAATTGAAGTTGGATTTAAAGCTAAATTACCACCGTCTTTTACGTAGTTAGATTCAAAATTGCCATCCATATCTACGAAAGAAGGATCAACTGACATTTTAAATTCTTTAACCATTGGAGCATTCAAAATAGCCGAAGCATTTTGTCTGTCTTTTGCTAAAGATGATAATTGATATTTGTTTAATAAACCGTTTGCAGCTTCGTAAGAACCGAAAGTGTCAACGATGTATCTGAAAGTAATATTGTCTTTGTCTACCAAAGCATCTTTTAATTTAGTACCTACTAAAGTATCTAAACATTCTTTAATAGTTAATACTGGAGCTACAAATTTATCTAAGTTATGTACTAAGTAAATGCTTGCGTTTGATTCAAATGATTTGTAAGCTTTTGGTGTTACACCAAAATCATAAGCTTCACTTGTAGTAACTTGTAATAAGTTAGCTGTGGATGTAGTAGTAATTCTAGTAATTTTAGCCATTCTTCCAGATGCATCAGCAGGAACATACATTCCTTTTGCTAAATCATTTGTATAAACAGCTGGAGTATAAGCTTTTGGTACAAGTACGTCTGCTGGTAATAATGTACCAACAAAAGTAATAGTTGTATCAGCACCTGCGTTAGTTAATGTTGAAGTAAGTACGGGAGTAAATGAACCATTACTTAACTTAACATATTTTCCTAGGAAAGTCGAAGCCACGGTTGCACCAGCGATAACTAATTGATTTGCTGTTGCAGAAGGTGTACCTGTATTAACGGATGTTGAATTATAGTAATTCAAATCATATTCAAATACGTTAGAACTAATTTCATCAACTGTACCTGCTAAAGTAACTTCTCTGCTGGTAGTTTCTTCTTCTGAATAAGAAAGAATTGTATAACCAGCATTATAATCATGACCAACAATATCTAAAGCATTCATAGTATCGTTTTCTTCAATTGCGGCTTCATTAAGAATACAGAATAAACCTGTTCTAGAAGATTCTAAGTTGATAAGAGTTTCGATATTTAAGTTTCTACCTTCTTGATCTGTAAAGTTTGGTAATAAAGAACCAGTGTATTGTGCAACTAAGCTTACTTGCTTTAAGTTAGCAAATGCATTTAATTGATCTTTATCTAAACCGTATGTAGTACCTGATATAGTAGCATCCTTTTTAAAGTAAGAACCAAAAACTGGATCTACGTCTAATGCAGCTGCATCGTATTTACCAGCGAAAACATAAACGTCTACCATGAAATCAGAGATGAAATCATCAGGAGAAATATAAGATGGTACGTTGTTAAATCCAAACCATTCTGAAGCTTTAACTTCAAAACCAGCTGTATTTGCTGATTGCTTAACAATAACTGAAATGTTTTCACCTTTAAGATTAACAAAGTTTAAAACTCTATCAGCATTTGCAAATTGAATTTCGTTTTGTACAGCGATGTCTGAATTAGGGAACCAAAATTTATCAGTGTTATGTACATCTATGTAAGATGGAGTAACTGGTGTTGCTACTAGATTTGCAGAGGCACATGTTGGTAAACTAATACCGTTAACTGTATCACCCGCATCCATTGCTGCTAAGTTAAGAGCCAAAATTGGACCTCTTTGTAAAGCTGCAAGAGCTGATCTATGAAAATACATTCCTTTTTTCTCTAAAGAAGAATCAATACTTCCGTAGATGTTTGTAAACTGTGCAACGTCTTCTACGAAAGTCGGAGTATTGAATGGTCCTTTTTTAGAGTGACCAACAATCAATCTGATTGTTTCTGCAGGAATGTTAACAGTCTGAGACTTATCGAATTCTAAGCGATATACGCCTGAGCTCTTAAATTGTAATAATTGTGGACTAAGTGCCATGATTTTAGACTATTTATTTTTTAGTATTTTATCTATATATCTGTTCGACTTTGGTTTTATTTCAATAAATCGTAAATATCATATTGAAGGTCACCAGCGTCTTCTACATCCTTATATAACACAGTTTCCATGTGATCGTGCAGAGTTGGATCTATTACGTCCAATAATTCTTCCACAAAATCTGCATAGTCTGTAGTTCCAAAGAATTCAGTAGCTGTAATAGCTGTCATAATAGTATCATCGTGGCCCATCTGAGCACCATAACTGCCATTTTTAAGCTTACCAAAGACCGATGCTTCTTTTGCTGTAAACCATTCTCTTGTTTCTATGCGATTCATTGAGAATAATTTTTTAAAGTTCTGACAGAAAATTGGTTTATTATCTGATTTTACTTTAATTCCAGGTTTTAAAGCATTACTATCATGTCTGTGTTTGAATCTAAGTATCATTTCTTCGTCAAAGTCATTTCTTTGTGGGAAAACTGTTTGCAAATATTTGATAAGAATAGATCCGTATGTATTGTATTCTATAATTAATTTTGTATTTTCGGCATTGAAAACATCAATACTTAATGTGTATAAGATCTTGGCAAAATCCTCAATAGGATGTTCATTTGATCTAAAGACACCAATTTGTTTGAGTTTAAAGAAATCATACATAGCACCAGGGCTAACTACATTTTCAATTTCTTTTTTGCTCATTGGATCAACTTTAAAAATATTAATCACTGAGTAATCTCCTCCATTTCCTTCTGCAATATCAATTGAAAATAGCCAATAATTATTTTCATCTTTGGCTGTTTCAATATCAAACGCTGGATCGAAAAATAAGTGCTTACTTACATCGATATGAATATTATCAAAGTCATCTAATTCAACAGGCTCGAATTTCTTCATGCGTTTTCTTAGGACCTTCATTTCTTGAGGATCTAATAATAATGAACTTGAGCTAACAAACTCATTACCATATTGTCGATTAAATGCCTCTTCAGAACCTAAGTTTTTAAGTTCACGTTTATACCATGCATCATCTCTGCCTGGTACTTGCCACCAATCAACTCTAAATGGTTTGTATTCGTTTTGACCTGAATCAGCTCCAGAATAAATTTCATAGAACTTATTAAATCCATTTGGTGTCGACGTAATAATAATCCTGGATACCTTGGATGAAGATAACGTAGGATAAACGTTTTCATAGAATGGATCTACAATATTTGGTGGAATGTGGGCAAACTCATCCAAGAATAGTAAGTGAATGGTAAAACCAATACCTGATTTTGCAGTTGTTGATTGACCAATCAAACGACAACCATTATCAAGCTTCATATTCATAACGTCATATTTGTGAATACCAGGCTTTAAAAAGAATGGCATGTTCTCAATTACAACTTTAGTCTTGTCAATAATCTCTTTAGTAGTATCTGCTTTGTTAGCTAATAATAATGCATTCTTATCAATGTTGAAAATTAGATACCATGCAACAAAAATAGCCGAGGTAACTGTTTTACCAATCTGACGAGCAGCAAGTACAATATTAAAACGATTATGCTGATAATTTCTCAGCATTTCTTTTTGATAGTCACGAAGTTTTACTTTTTGAATACCTTCATCTGTCATTACAACAGCATATTTCTCAGCAAAGTAAACAATATCTCTTGCACATT